ACCGGCGACGCAGCGGTCCAGGCGCAGGTCAAGCTGGGCTAGGTGTGCACCCAATGCTTGGCTCTGGCGAACGCCGATGGGCGAGAGGACATCGTAGTTCTCGGCACCGAAGGACGCTTGGCCATGGCGAATGAGGTAGAGGTTGCCCACAGAGGTATCCGGCATTGGGTGTTGCTGCGAGGTTAGGATGCGCCACCCAGGCTGTCAACGAAAAAACATACAAGCGTTTGAAAAGGTTGTTTGAACTGTGTTGCCAGCGTTTACCTGCGCTGGCGAGGGCAGGGGCGCAACGGTATGCTTGCTTCAGTTTCGCGCCAGGTTGGCGCAGGTTCATAAGGAGTCAACGTGGAGTTTCTTGCCGAGTACGCAAGCTTTCTCGCCAAAACCGCCACCCTGGTCATCGCCATTCTCGTGGTGTTGTCAGCCCTCGCCGGGTTGCGCGGCAAGGGCCGGCGCAAGGCCGGTGGGCAATTGCAGGTCACCCGTCTCAATGAGTTCTATAAAGAGCTGCGCGAGCGCCTGGAGAGCGGCTTGCTCGACAAAGCGCAGCTCAAGGCTCTGCGCAAGCAACAGGCCAAAGGTGAAAAGAAGCAGAAAAAAGGCAAGGCTCAGGAGCCTGGCCGGGTGTTCGTGCTCGACTTCGACGGCGACATCAAGGCCTCCGCGACCGAGAGCCTACGCAACGAAATCACCGCATTGCTGACCTTGGCGACGCCGCGTGATGAGGTGGTACTGCGCCTGGAGAGCGGCGGAGGGCTGGTGCACAGTTATGGCCTGGCAGCCTCGCAGTTGGCCCGTGTCCGACAAGCTGGCATTCCGCTGACGGTGTGCATCGACAAGGTCGCCGCCAGCGGCGGTTACATGATGGCGTGCATCGGCGAGAAGATCATCAGCGCGCCGTTCGCTGTGATCGGCTCGATCGGGGTGGTCGCGCAATTGCCCAATATCAATCGTCTTCTGAAGAAGCACGACATCGATGTCGAAGTCCTGACTGCCGGAGAGTACAAGCGGACACTGACTGTGCTGGGCGAAAACACCGAGAAGGGCCGTGAAAAGTTTCAGCAGGACCTGGACATCACGCACCAGCTGTTCAAGGACTTCGTCGCCCGCTATCGTCCGCAGCTGCACATCGATGAAGTGGCCACCGGCGAGGTCTGGCTGGGCGTGGCCGCACTCAATCGCCAGCTCGTCGACGAGCTGCAGACCAGCGACGAATACCTCAGCGGCCGTGCCCGCACTGCCAACGTGTTCCACCTGCATTACGCCGAGCGCAAGAGCTTGCAGGAGCGCATCGGCATGGCGGCGAGCGGCAGCGTCGAGAACGCGGTGGTGGGGCTGTGGAGTAAACTCAACCGTCTGCGCTAACACCTTGAACCCGCTGAAATTTTTTTCTGTTCAGGGGGTTGCAAGGTGATTCGAATGCAGACATAATGGCGCCCATCGAAACGCAGCAAGCTTTGAAAAAGCAGCGGTGTTTCAAGGAGATAGCGAAGCGTAAGCCGTTACCTCCGAACTTTGAGGCCGAGTAGCAAAGTGGTTATGCTCCGGATTGCAAATCCGTCTACGCCGGTTCGATTCCGACCTCGGCCTCCACCATTCGAAAGCCCCGCAGATTAACGTCTGCGGGGTTTTTCTTTGTTGGCTGGAAAACCCAATCGTTTCCGCATCATTGGGTATCGTTTCCGCATCAGCACTCTACTTGGTCGGGCTGACCACCTCACCGACACGGCGGTAAACACGCTTGGTGATTTCCTCCTTGGAGTGCCCAAGCAGCCTGCTGGCGTGGCTGATGTCCTCAATTTCCGACGCCGCCTTCGGTCGGATGTCGCGGAACTGGAACTGGCGAACTTTTATGGCCAGGTCAGTGTTGCCATCGGCAGTCAGCTTGCGCGCAGCTCTGTCCCGCGCTTCGCTGAAGCGGTTCCTCAGCATCTCCCAGCTCATCCGTAGGCCAGAGTCGTTGGTGATGAGGCGTGAGTTGCGTACACCCTGCAGCTTTCGCCGCTCCAGTAGCGCCTCGATGAACAGGCCAAGGCCGGTCAGTTCGCCGTGGACGTGCCGCCGGATGCGCAACTTCTTGTCGGTCTTGTTCTGGTCGACCCACAGGTAGTCCTCGTCCAGGTCGACGGTGCTGAATTTCAGGGTGTCCGCAGGGCGCTGGCCGGCCAGGTAGGCTAGGTCCATGGCATCCTTCAGGCCCTGATCGCCTTCGGCATACACTGCATCCCATATTTCGTCAGCCGCGTAGAAGTCGCGCACCTTCTCCTTGTTGCGGCGCACTGCCAGGCATGGGTTGCGCTCGGCAAACCCCCACTCCATCGCCATGGTGAAAACGTGCGAGAGCAGGGCGATCTCCCTGTTTGCCCGGGTTTTAGCGCTGCGGGCATCCCGGTACTGCGCAATGACCGGCGGGCTGATGGCCTCAATCGGCGCGTCAGCGAACGCTTTGCGCAGGCGCTCCAGTTCGTACTTGTTGTCCTTTTGCGTGCGTGGCGACTTGCCCGGGATGATGTCCCGCTCGTACCGGTCAAACAGCTCGCCCATCGTCGCCATCACTTTTGGCATCGCCTTGTGCTCCAGGCGCGCCCACTCCAGCTTGGCCTCAGCGAGGTCAGTCCCCAGAGGCACTTCCTGCCGCTTCCCGTCTGCAGCCCTCCCGTCGTAGTAGTAGCCAACCCACAGCTTGCCGCTTTTCAGCTTGCGGACCCGCCGCAGCATTCTGGGCGGCAGGTCCTTGTTCGATGCCTTCCTGTTGCGCATCCTTTACCCCACGCGCGATAAGTCCAATGTCCATGTTTCGGTTGTTGCATTTGTTGCAGTTGGCTTCACACCGGCCATTTTCATTCGGAAATAGATCCGGCCGATGATTGGCCGCCTGCCCCGGGTGAGCGTGTACTGCCAGCCGTTGTTCGCAAGCCAGGCGATTTGCTTGCTTGGGATTTGGTAGCCAGTGAGGCGCACCACTTCCTCCTCATTGAGGATCTCGCTTGTGTGTTCCATGGGATGGTCTCCACGCCGCCGGTGGCGGCAGGTTGGTGGTCAGGCGGTAGTCTTTTCGAGCACTGCGTCGGCGACCTTCAGTGCGGCCTGTGCCTCGTTGACGTAGGCCGGATCGAAGCCGCCCGCGTAATGGATCACTCGCTGGCAAGCGTCCAGCTCCTTGCGCACCAGGCGCAGCGCCTGCACCAGTTCTTCCTGCAGTGCGCCCTCGGCGCGCCCGATATCCCAGAACTCCAGGCCCCAGTGATCGGCAGGCGGCGGGTTATTGTTCTGTTTGCCCGTGGCAAGGGCGCCGATGATGACCTCGCAGAGCGAACGTTTATAGCCGTTTTCACCGTCGAGGCTGAGGCCTCCGCGCCGGCGCAACGTGTTCACGACCTCATCGACATCTAAGCCACTGTCCTTCAGGACGATATCCAGTTCGGGCTGGTCTGCGGTGTAGATGACAAGAGCGAGCTTGGCGCCTGGATTTAGGTTTTCGCTAATCATCACCAGAGCGTCGTTTGCCACCTGGTGGAACCTAGTAGTTGCGGACATAGAGGATCCTCGCCCGCGCATGTCGGCGGGCTTGAGTTGTAGGGGGAGGGGTTACTTGATGCGGTCGAAGAAGTTTCCGCCGCGGCGCTGATACGAGAGGCCGGACCAGCGGGAGGCGGCGCTGCCGGCCTGGCGGATGTCGACCGCGTCAGCCGCGTATCCCATGTGCAGCACCTCATCTCCTGCACTGCTGCTCAGCACGATCATCGCCGCCAACGGTTCACGCTCGACCTCGTTTCCTTCGATGTGCTGAGCGATAGCCCGGAACCAGTCGGCTAGCTTCCTGCGCTCAGCCTGGTTGGCTGCCACCTGGTTGTTTTGGAGCCGGCGCTTGACTGGAAATTGGAATACTTCGGCTGTCATCGCGGCCCCCTTGCGATCAGGTCGGTCATGGCTGCACCTGCGCTGGGTAGGGCGGTTGGGTTGATATGGAAAACGAGCCAATCAGCGGAAGTCGCGCCCAGGCGCCGAAGTGACCATGGCCTATGTAGTACCGGGTGCCGGCTGCCATGGATGGCCCGAAGGCTGGAGGGCACAGCACTTTCTTTGGCTTGCGCCACCAGATCGCCCACCGCCAGTAACCGCACTTGAGCGCCCAGCTGGCGACAACAGCCTCATCCTTGCCGCCGTAGCACCAGTTCAGTCCTAGAAACAGCTTTCCGATCTTCACAGCTGATACCTATCATCAATCCATCGCCCAGGCGCCATAGCGGGTGTAGGTTCGGGTTGGGTTTCGTGCGGGGAGAGCTGGCGCTCGTTGCCGGCCTGCAGCTGGCTGTCGGGGATGCAGCTCAGCCCATTCGAGAGCTTCCAGCAGGTCACTCCACGTTGGTCGTCGTGGTAGACATCTGCGCTGTAAGGCAGTGGTCGGGTTTCGCGTGGATCTGCGCTGGCGCCGGTGGCCAGCAGCAGGAGGCAGAGGGCGAGGCGGGTCATGGCTCGATCCTCTTGAACTCGACGACCCAGACCCAGGGGTTACCACTCCATGATTCATCGCCGTTGATGCTGCTCCAAAGGCATTCGAATAACTGGGCGGCAGTCAGCGTCTCGTCGGCGTCTGGCGCGTGGCGTAGAAAGCCAACACCCTCCGCCTCGGCCTGCTCTTCGCTGATGTCCTGCAGGCGCTCGACGCGCACGTCGGTGACCTCCAGCAGGATGCGGCTAGCCCAGCGCGGCATGTGGATCGATGGTCGGCCTCGGCCCTGCGAGATCATTGCGCATCCGGTCTGCCGAACGCTGCCATCTGCCGGATAAAAAATTGGCTCGCCCTGGCTCAGGTCGCGCGGTGCGATAGAGTCGAGCTGAGCATCTGCCAGCCAGGCCTCGCGCACCCACAGGCGGTCACCTGGCTGGCCATACGGGCAAACAATTGGATGCTCAGTGCCTTTGGCATCCATGCAGCTCTCGTCAAAAGTGTGCATGGGGCGCCAAGACTCGTCTTCCTGCTGGTGAAGCTCGAAGCTGCTATCAGCGCTCCGCATGCTGGGCTTGATCTCGCGCCGTGTGACAGTCTTCTGGCCGTTTAGGATGGCGCGGACCATATGCCCGCTGAACAGGATCGGGCGTTCCTTTGCTTGAGACATAGCTTCGCCTTTGCCGCCATATCGCGGCAGTGAATAGAGGGGAGAGGGGTTACAGCGGGGTGGAGTACAGATGTGCTCTTGGGCGGTTATGCTTGTGCGCGCATGAATGCCGCCATGTCGCCCATCTGCTCGACGATGGCGCGTTCCTCGACCGCTGCGGCTTTGATGATGTTGTTCTTGCGTTTCTGGCACAGCCGGCAATCGACCATGGCCCAGTCGCCTGACAGCTCGGAGGATTCCCCTAGCCAGGTGCCGCAGGGCGCTTGCTCGATGTCTTCCAGGTCGGTGAATGGGGCGAAGTGCGTCTTCACGACTTCACCTGCGGCTTGCGCTCCAGGGCGGCGCGTGGGCAGCTAAGCGCATGGTTGGCTTCAATCCTTGTAGCGCAGTTGCAGACGAGCTCAACCGGCGCGCTCGGCTCCGCCTGCTCTAGCCCCTTCACGAACTGGCAAAACGGATGGGGCTCGCCAAGAGATTTGCACGCTGCGTGACCACACTCAGGCGCGCTCGGCTCTGCGCTGGCGTGCTTGCACTTGCTGCATTTGCCGCACTCGGTGCCCCATTCGTTCGGGCCATAACACGGCTGGCCAGCCGAAGCGCTGCGGATTTCCTCGGCCAACTCCTCTGCGCCATGTTGCACGAGGTCTGGCGTATTGCTGAGGTACGGCAGGGTTCGGGTCAGCAGCGCATGCGCCTCGGCCAGCAACTTGCCGCGCTTCACCACTTCTTCCTGGGACTCAGTGAAGGCCTGTTGCAGTTCGTCCAGCTGGGCGCGCAGGGTGTCTTTTTGCTCCATTGCTTGCTTGGCACCTGCAATAGCATCCTTGAGTTCTTTGCGCAGCCGCCCAACCTCACTCACCAGCGCGGCTACCTTCGGCTCAATCAAGCGCTTGTACTCGCAGGCCGAATAATCATGCGCTTCACCGGAGAAGCCCATGCCACCCGAATCTTTCCAGGTGGTCGGGGGCCAGTTGAACATGATCTTGCTGAGGTTCGGGGTGGTCACGATTTCACCTCCGGCTCTGCGCTGACTGATAGCAGGGTCTTGATACGCGCGCGATGTACACCATTCAGCATTGGCTGTTCAGCGATTAGCCGCAGCAGCCCATGCGCCTCGGCCAGCTGGGCGCGCAGGGTGTCGCAGTTCTGCGTCTGCGCTTTCAGGGCTAGGTCAGCGTTCTGGATTCGGCGTTGCAGCCGCTCAAGATCTGCCTCGGCGTGTTTCGCCCTTGTCATGAACTCGACGCCATCGTCTGAAAGTTTCGCGGCATCTACTTGAAGGATCTCGGCAATTCCCCTCCAGCGGAGTAGCTCCTTGCGCAGCCGCTCAAGCTCGGCAGGGTCGGCGTGTTTGTACAAGGGATCGACGGTCACGCTGTAGAGGTGGTCATAGTCCACATCCGCCTTGCCGAACGCCGGCTCTTTGTCTCGAGTAACCTGGAACTGGAACGGGCGCCCCTTTTCATCGCGCATGGCGTGCTCGTACCACACCGCATCGCCCTTATCCTGCTGGGCTGGGTGTGCGCCGTTCCAGAGCGCCAGGTTCGGCGCCGTCGCACCGCAGCTCTCGCATTCAGGGCCACGCACGCCGTCATCGCGCAGCCAGCCCTCGGGGTCAACCTGACCGCCGCAGAACGGGCACGGTGCATTCTCTGTGTTGCTGGATCGGTTTTCTGTGGGCATGGGTAACTCCAAGTTCATCAATTCAATTCGCGCTGGGCGGCGAGGATCACCACGCTTACCGATGTGCCGGCAAACTCATTTGCATATGAGGGCGACCACTCATGAGTGAATCCGGGCAATAGATCCTTGCCCTTCGCGCTACTAGGGAGGATCGCGACCAGGCGCCCGTCATCTGAGAGGAGACCTGCCGCATGCTGCAGGTGTGCTTGCCAGCGGCCCTCACTGAAGGGCGGATTCATCACGATACGGTCGAACCTGCCTAGGCCTGCCACTTTCAGGAAATCGGCCTCGACGACCTTATGCCCCTTGGCTTCGAGGATCTTGCAGTGCAGCTCGCTGATCTCGATGCAGGTGGTGTCATCCCTCGGCATCAGGTCAGCCAGGCCGCCCTGGCCGGCGCTCGGCTCAAGGCAAGTGTGACCAGACTGGATGCCCGCCAGCTCGATAGCCTTCTCAGCTACGCTGGCAGGCGTCGGGTAAAACTGGTGCGATTTGTGATCGGGGATGCAGCCGGAGCAGACGATCTGGTCGAGGATGTCGGCCGGCTCGTAGTCGAAGCGCCAGAACTCATAGTGTCCAGACTTCTCCCGTACTGCGCCGATCGATTCCAGCACCTTCTCAGCCTGGGCCATGGCCGCCTTGTCGTGCTCGCCGTACTGGAAGCGGCGGGGGCGCGGGATGTTCTCGTAATAATCGCGGAACTGAACTTCTACCTTGCGCTTGGCCGGCTCCAGGCGAGCCAGCAACTCCACAACCGCGAACGGAAGCGGCTTATCGAACAGCTCGAAGTCCTTGATCTTCTTGGCACGCTTCGGCTTCGTCCGGAACTCCGCCGGGATCGCCGCCGGGTACATGCTGGCAAGCACCGAGTTCAGGCGCCAGGCCATTTCTGGGTGTACTTCCAGGTGGGCCGTTCCGACGCCGTTGTAGATACGGATGCGCATGGCGTTGCCGTCGATACCCATCCAGACGCCATTGTGTTTTCGGGCGGCGGTGATAACGGCGTCGGTGGCGCCATACTTTGGCTCGTCGCGCCCCATGAACTTAGCGATGACGCAACGCAGGTCGTTGATGACGCCGGCCGTGGAGTGGTCAATGGTGTCGTAGTGGGTGATGGCCCGCAGCAGGATCATGCGCTTGTTGAAGCCCTGCGGGCAGTTGGTAACGTGTTCACGGCTCAGCGAGCGGAAGATGCCGTCCACGCGCTCGCCAAAGAACTTGGTGCGGCTGTTCAGCAGGGCAGCCAGGGTGGCGCGCACGGTGCTTTCTTCGAACTCGGGCAGCGGGGCCAGCTCTGCCTCGTTGCTGTGACGGCCAGGCTTGCGCCCGAGCGGGTTCCGGATCTGCTCGAACCACTCGTCCCGACGCTTCTGCGGCATGTAGTCGAGGACGTCGGTCATGCGCAGCGCTCGGTTCCAGAAATCGGCGTTGAGCTGTCCGACGGCGCCGGGCAGGTTGAACAGCGCCTCGACCGTGGTCGGCATGCTGTGGCGCTGCTCTTGCACGTTCCCCTCGACGAAGTAGTGCAGAACGCCGCGGCAGGCCTCGGAGGACACCGACGAAGCCATGTTCTCCAGGCGCTTTCGGGTGGCGTCGTACTCGCCGACCAGGCTATCGACCAGGTCGCTCGCCATGGGCGCAAAGAAATCGTCAATATCTTCAACCAGCTCACCGGCTCTGATTCGTTCTTCGGACCCCATGGGAAGCTCCTGGGCAGGCGCCGCCCTCGCCGGGGAGGCGTTCATCGTTTGAGAGGGGAAGGCGCTGGCGGGCAGCGCGTGCTATCTGCTGGCGATCAGCAGCAGTTCTGGCTCGGCATCGTCCGGGTCTTCGCCCAGCATCAGGTCGGGCGCCCGCAGCTCGCGCCCAATGCGGAACTGGTCGAGCCGTCGCGCCACAAAATCCGAAACAACTATTTCGTGGCGCGGAGCACTGAGAAAGTGGCGGGCCGCTACAGGCCCTAATTCATGGATGCGGTGGATCAGCAGGGTCATGGCCTCGCCGTTTTCAGCGACTCGGGCCCAGTCCTTGATTTCGGCCAAGGCCTGGCGGGTGCCGGGGCGAACCTTCAGTCGCAGGTCTTCCTCTTGCGCCGCCTCTGCTTTCTTGCGCCTCTTCTCGTCACGCTGCTGCTGCGTCAGAGCCATCATCGCCTCCATTGCGCACGAAGCTGGTGCCCGGCCCGATGTCGAGCAGGTCGCACACCCGGTTGATGATCTTGAGAGCGGCGTCGAACACCTTGGCGTCGTCCGGCTCGCGCGCCAGGCGTTTCATGTTCGGCTGATGCTCCAGGCAGACCTTGTCGACCAGTCGACGCGCTACCCGGCGCAGGTGATCGGCGCTGTCGTGGAAATTCAGGCTCAGCGCAAAGGCTAGGGCCACATCATCAGGCCGGTACTGCCCACCGCTGCGGGTGTTGTACAGCTTCTTCACCGGTCGATTCAGCCAGGCGGGCAGGGTGACCACGCCCGAGGGTTGCTTCTTCATGTGGGGTCTCCGTGAGGCCGCTGGGGGGCAGGTGTAGGTGTTCTTGGCGGCGGCGTTGGCGCACTCGGTTGCTCAGTCGACTCACGCGGCCGCGTCCTGGGCGAGCTGCTCGGTGATGTCCTCAACCTGCTGCGTAAGGTTCTCGATGGTGGCTGCACCTCGCTTGCGCTGGGTGCTGCTCCACTGGCTTCTGCGGTTGAAGAGGAGGGCGAGGTGACGCTGAAGCTCGCGGCGCCGTTCGATCAGCGCCAGGGCTTGGGCAATTGGCATGTTATGCACCTGCCATGTGGTGGAGGGGCGAGAACGGAATATCGTCATCGAAGCTATCCGGCGGGGCCGCTTGCTGGTTTTGCTGCTGGCGCTGCTGCTGCGGCTGCGCGCGCTGCTGGGTCCGCTGTTGAGGCTGTGCGCCCTGCGACTGCTGCGGCGGACCGCCTGCGAACTTGATGATGATCACTCGCCCGGCAAGCTTCACACCCTGGGTCTGGTCCGACTTGGTGAACACTTCGACGTGGGCATCGTCGATGGTGAAGTGGATCTGCTGGCCTTTCACCAAGTACTCGGCCAGGGCCTCAGCCTGCTTGCCCCACAGGGTTGCGTCGACCCACTGGGTAGGACGTTTGCCGGACTGGTCTTTGCGGCCGTACTCGCAGGCAATGGCCAGGTTGCAGACGGGGTCGCCGTTGGCGGTGTAGCGCAGCTCGGCGTCGCGGCCAATGCGGCCGATATCGGTAAGGGTAGGCATCGGGATTCCTTAAGTTATGCGGCGACGCCGAGCACCTTGCTCATGCGTTCGTCGAGGATTTCGTAGAAGGTCTTCACGCGCTCGGTGAGCTTGCGGATCATCGCTTCGTCGCGGTGCGCCCGCTTCACGAACAGGGGCATGCCGGGCCAGTAGCAGACGAAGTCGATCCAGTCGCGCTCCGAAACCCACAGTCCGCCCTGGCACTGGGCAACGTGTTCCTTGGGGATTTCGCCGCCCAGGATCACGTCCACCTGAAGCTTGGGCAGCTTCGTCTTGATCTCAGTCAGGCCGTCGGTGCCCACCAGGGAGTCCGGCGAGTAGCCAATGCCGTGGTTCAAGATGATTCCCACCTGGTGGGTCTGTACGTCTTCCAAGCTCGAGTAGAGGCCGCGGGCCACGCCTTCGAGTTCGTGTCCGCGTTCGGTGTGCCGGTTACCGGTGAACGGGTCGGCCGCCTCACCGGTGATGCGCTCACCGATCAGCGTGTTCATATAGGTGAAAGCACCAGCGCCGAAGCCCGCTTCGCCCTTGCCGTTGACCAGCAGGCAGTCCAGCTCGCTGCAGGTGATGATGCCCAGGCGCAGGTCGAGCCACGCCTGGGTGCCTTGCTCGACGTCACTGACTATCCGCATTTGCAGCCTCCGCAGACCTGATGGCCTTGTTCAGTTGAGCGACGAGCAGGTCGTGACGACCCTTCGGCACGCATTCGGCAGAGCCGTATTCGCTGGTGAACCAGTCGCGGGTCGTAGGCGTGCAGCGCTCGAGCAGGGCGTTGATGCCGGAAGCCTGTACGGTGGTGACGTTGGCCGTCGGCACCGCGGCATGGCCGTCGTCGTCCTCGCCTCTGGTGGTCAGGTTGAGCAGCGCGCTCATGACATAGCGCTTGCCGTAGCTGGTGGAAGAACCGACGGCCTGGACAGCGTTCTTGCTGCCACTGGTGTCGAGCGGCAAGAGCATCGTGGTGCTCTCGCGGTGGCCGGCCCGATGCATCAGGATGCCTGTTACGGTCAGGCCGCCGGGCGTGTTCTCGACCTTGAAGGTGATCGCGAATCCGTGAGCTTGCATGATCGGCTTGATGACGTCGTTGATGTCTTCGAAGGTCGCGTAGTCGCTACGCTTCTGGCCGTTCACGACGATGGCGCCGCGCTCAGCGATGCTCGGAATGTCGCTTTGCATGGCCGCCATTGCGGCGTTGAACTCGGCCTCTGCCTCACGAGCCTGCATGCGCTCATGCATGGCCATGAGACGCTCAAGCTTGTCGATGTCGCAGGTAGGGTCGGTAGCTGCCCGGCTGATGACGGCCAAGATGCTACTGTCAGCCTGGGTCGGCGCAGCCACCTGACGGCGCTGCTCCGGCAGAATAATCGTGCTGCTCATGGGAATGCCTCAGTAGAGAATGGTGATGTTCGGAATCTTGCGCTCGGCTATCAGCGTGATGGCCTGCTTGGCGCATTCCTCGGTCATGCCGCCGGCGACGAAGGCGTCCAGGGCGGCGCGGTTGATGCTGCGGCGGTGAGCTACGTCGCGCTCGCGCTGTTGCTGTTGTCGTAGGATCTCGGCAGCAGCTGCATCGGCGCGGCGGCGCTCATCCTCGCGTGCAAGCTCAATGTCGCGCTCAGCCTGCAGCGCAGCAGCTTGGCGCTGCTGCTCTGCTCGCTGCTCGGCGGCAATACGGTCAGCCTCGGCCTGAATCCGGGCGCGCTCTGCTTGCTCTGCCTGAAGCTTGAGCTGGAGGCGCTGGTTCTCGGCTTCACGCTCCTGTGCAGCGG